TGCCTTGTCAATCTTTGCCATGATGTCCACCAAAGCACATTCACAGCGTTTGACCGCTTCGGCATCGTATGCCGCATCCGGGAATGCAAAATCCAACTTGCATCTACCATCAACACCCGTCACAGCATTCTTGACAAGCTTTTCAGCGTTCCAAATGAGCCGATTGAAAACCGTCTCATCAACAGTGGTGCCGTATAAAGTTTCGAAAAACTCATAGTCTACATACATACTGATTTACCCCTGCTGTGCCAAAAACTCGTCAATAATGTCTGCTTTCTTTGTCTTGGTTATGCTATAGCCCAACTCATCAGCCAAAGACCTGATTTCGGCAACCGTCATGCCATTCAGATCTTCGGCTGTATATCTGCTTAAGCTATAGCCTGTTATTCCCCCAGGCTTGCCGCTGCTTCCTGAGTGATCGTACCCTTTACAACACCTGCGGTCATATCAGCAAAAATCTTGATACCGGACAGGATGGTGTCATCTGCGGTCATACGTTCGTAATCAGCGTACTCATGGATTGCAATCATTCCAGTCTCGTCATATACAAAATCGAATACTTTTGTAAGATCGCTCTCGTCGGCAGGAACATAGTAACCAACCATGTTCTGCTTTGCTGTTGCAAAAAATGTTCCGGCAGTAATTCCGTTGTTGATGATCACGGTACCAAGACCGAGGAAATTCTCAACATAGGAAAAGCCGAATGCATTCTGTACAGTGATCTGTGCCTTACCCAGATAATCAGCAATGTCGGTAGGATTTACAAAGTAAACCGTATCAACATTATCGTTCTCAAACGCAATCTGCAGCTTAGCCCATGCCTGTGCCAGTGCAGCCTGAATACCTACACCAGTTACAGTAGGCTGTCCAGAGATAGTAAGAGAGGAGATGATGCCGCTTCTGATGCCGGTCTGAATGTCCTGTAACATCTTTGTCCGGGTCTCATTTACCGCCTGATCATATCCCTTGTCCAGAATAGCTTCTGCAGAAGTGGCTTTTCTCCACTTGTCAAGTGTGATCTCTCCGATAGGTGTATCGGTAGTGGTGTACTGGGACAGAGGGATGATCTCACCCTCAGGGACAGCACCGCTCTGAAGAGTACCAGTTACAGTGTGCCTCTTAAGCAGAGTGCCTGCCTGTTTGGGAATCAGTCTCATGACACCGAGCAGTTCCAGCAACTTCTTGGTAGAATAGCCAAAACTGGATACAAAATCAATCTGTCTTGCTGTCGCAAGGTTTGCATTTTTAATCAGATTCGCTTCTGCCGCTGTGGTAATATTATCTGCCATAAAAAAATACCTCCAATAATTTTTGTTTGTCAGTGATCCGCTCAAACTGCGAACAAGTTAGATAGGTTACTGGAAGAGACTAGGATTATCCGCAATCAACTGCGCACGTTGTTCCGGTGTATACTTGAATCTTCCCCTGTCATCTGTAGCATAGATATCATCCTTTGATTTGATACCGCCACCATTGTTGCCACCCTTATTTACGCTTGTAAAATGGGGAGTAACAATATCCTCTGCCTTAAACAGCATCTTGCTGTCCTCAGCTTCTGACAGAGCCTTAATAGCACTTTCAATATCAGACTTCTGATTCTTGGATGCTTTCAGAGTGGGAATGTCAAGGCATCCCATGATAGCCTTTTCATTCAGACCGTTGGCAGATTTGATAGCTTCTTTCAGCAGATCATCAAAATCTCTGTCAGCAATCTTCTGCTTATATTCTTTTTCTGCATCTTCTGCCTTTTTCTTCCAGTCCGCAATGGACTTTTTCAGCGTATCAACATCAACCCCGTCAAAACCTTTTAAGGTTTCTTCCGCGGTATCTGCTCTGCTTTTTTCCTCGTCACGCTCTACGATCATATCGTCCAGTTTTTTCTGAATCTTGTCGATATCCTTGCCGTTCTCAGCCATGACAAAATTAATCTGCTCCTGAGTTAATCCTTGTGCTTTTAATTCCTCTGTTTTCATACAATCCTCCATATTAGGTTGTTTTAGGTCTGTAACCATCGACCATGTTGTTGTGTATGCTTGTCATTTTAGGTCTGCCGACCAAACCGCGTGAACCGGAATCGAACCGATATTGCACCATTTCCATAGTGCAGTTTTTGCCATTAAACTATCACGCAGGGCTTTCGCCTTTATGACAGGTCTGAAAGAATATAAGAATGCCTACGATTTAATTTTATCACACTTGTTATTTTATGTAAATATTAAATATCTATTGTTTTTATATCGCATGTTATTTCACGTAAAAAGAGAGCAGCTTTATCTGCCCTCTTCTAATTTTACATTCTCTCAAGCATCTTAACGTACTTGTCTATGGTCTCACGCTCTTCCGGTGTGTCGGCATCACGCTTAAGCTCCTTTAGTTTGTTGTGCATGTCTCCCATAAAGTCCTCTAGATCTGCAAGCATACTCTGTTTACTGGCCATAGAATGGTCATTTCGGTACATCCGCTTGCTGTCCATGTATCTTCTCTCAGAGTAATCACCGTCATTATATGAGTTACCATCATCGTATCTGCGAGAATATCTTCCCATGCTGTCTCTCTTGGCTCTCATCCATCCTCTTGCCTGGCTGTATCGATCATCATCGTACTCTTCCATGCCCTCAACAGTCTTAAGATCCTTGTACATATCAATCAGCTTGTATGCTGTTTCAAGATTTCCAGTGGTCAAACCCTTATCCGCAATCTTGTCGATTTCCTCGCAAATTACATCTAACATCTTGTCATGTCTCATCATGCTCACCTCACATTCTCGACACGCAGAGTGCCGCTTACTGTCACACCGGCAGTATCAATCTGTAGACCAACATTTGCAACATTGGGATACTGCGCCAGTACGGTCCTGATCGCATCTACAATCGGCACCGTCACAAATCCCGCCGCTGTGGTGGTGGCTGTTACTGTCGTTCCAGTAGCGACACCGTCTGCCAGTACCGACACAACAACATTACCGGCAACCCCGGACAGTGTAAGCGCGGCATCAATGTCCCACAGACCGCCAGTCCGCAAAGACAAAAGACCGTTGCTGTTTGTGATTTTACTGTTGGTATTTTTTACAGTCTGGAATGGGATATACTGGCCAACCACAGAAGCCCATCCAGTTACTCGTCCTAAAAACATAATATTCACCTCTTTCTGTCAGAAAAAAGGGCGAACCCGAAGGCACACCCTATTCCCGAATAAGCCTTACGCTCCGATTACTCGCTATGCAATTGTGGTACCGTTATAATACCCGGCATAAGTCTGTCCACAGCAACAGTACGGGTTCTGTACCACGTATGCCGGTGTAGGACTGGGTCTCAACTGGTTTACAAGGTACTGGTTCTGTGCGCTCTGAGATGCCGCAAGCTGCAAGGAATTGATCTGCTGATTCTGCTCAGCAATACGCTGATTAAGAGCCTCAACCTTGTTAGCCTGGATTGCTTCAAGGATTGCACGGGTTCCTGCGTTCTGGCTTTCGATGATATCTCTAGTGTTGTTAGAGTTATTGAAATTCGTCTGGCAGAAGCCACTTTGAATCGCATTGTTGGTGGTGTTAGCGTTCTGCAGTGCATCATAGCGGTTCTGGCAGCAACAATCTGCGATCTGAGTCTGCAAACCGTTGAATCCCTGCATCATTGCCACATTGGCAGCATTGCCCTGTGTTAAGATATTGGTGTTTACACCATTGATAAGCTGTGCCTGTGTGTAAAAACCATCACACATCCCGGTGTTGACACCATCAATCTTGCGCTCAATGTTGGCGAAGTCAGAAGTCAGAATGTATCCGTCTGTTGCGGATCCAGAACCGTTGCCATTGCCAAACAGACCATTTCCGTTTCTGCCAAAACCAAAAAATGCAAAAATCAGAAACAAGACAATCATCCATGCACCGTCTCCACCAAATCCACCATAGTTGTTGCCGTTTTTGTCACCCTGTAAGAGAGCAACATCACTTGCTGATAATCCGTCTGTCATAATAATCTCCTCTGATTATGATTTATTTGCTTAAAGCCGTGTCGACCCGACTTATTGCCGTAGTAAATATTGCATCTGCTGTGCCATCTGCTGCGCCTGGTTAAGCTGTTGCTGATTGATTTTTCCCGACCGGAGCATATCCATCACCATGTTTTGAGGATTAACTCCCTGCATCTGCTGTCTGAATTGATTAAACTGCTGGATCATAGACATAGGGCTGTTCTGATTAAGCTGATTGAATAAAGGGTTACTCATTCTCTGTCACCTCTTTCTTTCTGACAGCCGGCTTGCTGGATGATTTTACTTGTCTTTCCAACTCCTCATATTTTGCCTTTAAATCGTCAAATTCGTTCCGTGTGATAAAATTATCACTGGATTGATTTAAGACGCTCTGTGAGCCTTGTGGAGCGTTCTGTGTGCGCTCTGTGTAATCAAATACCCGTAGTGGCAAAGGCATACCGCTTGCATCTGCTGATTTGAGGTAAAAACACTGGCTCTCGCTGTCCATCAGCAATACGGATTCCCCTCTGCCAACAATCCATGACTTTGCACCGCTTTCCCCCGACACCCAGTTAATCCCATTAGATGAGGGAGCAGGATAAGATGCTTGCGATTGCATAGCCGGTAAAGCCTGTGGCTGATAGCCGGTCTGATAATTCATGTAAGGGTTCTGCGGATACGGCATTGTTTTTTTCCTCCAGTCTATTCAGTTCGTCCATGATATCCCTATCATCCGTGGATAAATAGAGATTGCTATAACCTTTTTTCATACTTTGATTTTAAGACATAAAAAAAGAGCCTACCATTTCGGTAAACTCTCTAAAAAGTGTCACATCATGCGCCATACATAAGAAATATATCTCTAAAAAGAGCATCGTTTAATGCCTTTTCAAGTTCGTCTCTATAAGCAAATGGACTTAATGGGCTTTCAATCCTCTCTCGTAAAATTGGTGCTGATGCGCTTATGGTAGCGGTCAGTCCGGCATCTGCGCACATCTTAGGTGGTAATTCAACCAAAGCGCACATTTCCATTTTCTTACGGTCACACGAATCAGCTTGCGGACAAGCCTCACATTTTTTGATAATTTACTCAAACTATATCCCATTATTAACTCTCCATATCTTTTCTTTTATTCGCTTATTTAGCCTATTGGCAGTGCTGAGAGACACATTCATGCGCTCAGCACATTCTTCCAGTGGTACATCCACGCACCGCATGTCAAACAGTGTGCGCTCATCCTCTGTAAAATTACATTCTGCCAGAAGATATCTGATCTCCGGCATTGTAAATTCACAGATTTTCAATTTTTATCCCCTTTTACAGAAACAAATTATCGTGGCTGCATTTTTGGTAGACATTTTTAATATGCTTGATTGCCATTACAGCTAGGTTGTTCTTAAAATCCGGGTGATCGTTGCAATATCTTTCATAGACATCTATGTCATACAGAATCTGGTCGAAATGCTCTTTCGTGTGCTTTACTTCGTGCAACAACTCATCATCAAATCGAAGGATTCTGTATCGCGATGCCACAGCAGTACTTTCGCCCACTTTTCTCTCGACATAGGCAAGGTCTTTTTCAATTTTATCAACCTTGCACATGACATTTTTGTTTAAAAGACCGCCAATCCATGACCACGGATTTATTTTGATCTTAGAAACCTCCAACAAACTTGCGAAAACAACCACAGCGATTGTCGTTAATCCACTATAGCTGTTCATCAAATCAAACACCTCTTTAACTGTCATCCTTTGTATCCCCTTTATATTTTTTTCTGCCAGTAATACAATGGTACTTCCCGCCCGGAATCCCATGAATCATAGTACAAACCGTCAATCACGCAGACGACATGACCTTGCAATGCAAGGATGTAAATACCGTCCGTGTACTCTTCGGCAAATTCCGCTACCGTGCAGTCACAATCACAGATTTTACGATGATATCCCTTGTCTGCAAGCAGTTTACCCCATACACGGTTGGCAGAGGGCATATCCTTCAACCAGTAGGCATATGCGACCAGTTCCGAAAAGCATTTATCCCAGTCCATGCAAAAAGCCTTGCACAGTGCCCGGACAACGCAGTCACCGACCGTGGCTCCGTTCGGATTCGGATTATAATATGTGTACATTATATCACTCCTATTCCCAGTCTGTCGGAATAATATGGCAGACCGTATTTTTTGCAATGTTCCTGGTACTTATCGACAGCTTTCTTAATCTTTTCTGTCAAGATTGCAATCTTGGCATCCGTGTCCTCATTCCGAGGGATCTGCTGCAGTGCCTTCCGTTCCCCTTTCATTATGCGGATTCTCCGCTCCATTGCCCGCTGCTCCTGCTCATGCCGATACCGCTCTTCATTCTCTTTCGGGTCAATCGGCTCATCATGATTGATATTGATTCCCGGAAGCCACATTTGAAACGTATGGCGGCAGTTTATACCGATGATTCCCTCAATCTTACCATATCCGCAAGTCTCCACAAAGTCAGGGTAGTTATATTTCTTTTCTACCATGAGTTTCTGCTTCAATTCTTGCAAATAGCAAAATTCCTTGTCTTGCAATGGCACAGATGCCATGTTTTTAATGAGCACATCTTTTGTCCAGTCAAGGGAGTATATCTTGCCTTGCCACCATGAATGGTTTGTGTAGTCATCGTGTTTGGTAACTCTCGCTCCCAAATGCTGACTTACTTTTACATACTGGATTCCCATTTCTGCACAGCGGGTAAGAATAATCTCGCTATTTGCTTGGTTGATTCCAGTGCGGACCGCCCTTGCAACGGCTGTGTCAATCCTGTCTGTGTGCCCGGTGCCATATTCTACTGTCGTGATCCCGCGCTTTGCAAGGTCTCCCACAACATCATTGACAGCTTGCTGTACCGGCACTCCCGCCTGCGCTTTCATGTAAATATCATCACAGGCTTGCACGTATTCATTCTGCACAGATATTGCAGTGGTCTTTGTCAGATTTCTGACAGTGCCGTTCGTGCGCTTATATGCGTTTTCCAGTTTCATGATCTCCATCCGGGTCATGTTCAGATCCTTGGCAGACCGCGGAATGTTCTCAAAAGTATATTCTGGCATCTCCCGGTTGATGTTGTACTCATGTATCATCAACTTGGAAAATTCGTAGTTGTATGCTGCTATGGTGTTGGCAGATTCCAAAAAGGCCTTGTGGATCTCCAAGGATATGTCCGGCAATGCATCCTCTATGGTCTTGCGGATCTCATCCAGTGAGTAGCCACTCTGCACGATCTGATGAAGTTTATGGATGGTAGACGGCATCAATATGTTCCTGCCAGAGTAAAAGGCTTCTACGATCTTTTTCACAACTTCTTTCAGCAACTGGTTGTTCAGCCGGTTGACCTCCAGTTCTACCCCTTGGATTACCTCATTCAAATATTCAGGAGTTATCAATTATTCAAGTCACTCCCTTCTAATACCCGTCTGACTACTTCCACCCAGTCATCACCGTATCTCTCAATGGCTTCCACATCCCACAATGATACTGCTTCCGGGTTTGTATAATTCAGCGGTTCCCCGCTTGAAATCTTAGTTACCCCTTTTCGGCTCCACCATTGACCCTCTTTATCAGGCAAGATTCCATAAAAGCCACCAACCCGCCACACCGGGTCAATATATTTCTCGCCCATATACATATAATGCGCATATGGCAGAGTGGGATCATACACATGCACTTCACCTGATCCGGCAGACACTTCATTCAGAGCGTTGGTTCTGCGTATCAGTTCTCCATCTCTCCGCGGCATATGCCGTTGCATATCATGCCATACCTGGTTGTCCAGCGCAAGCTGTGCCCGGTCAAGAGCCGCTCCCAGTGGTTGAAAGTTGATATCTATCCGAATACCCTTTTCCGTCCGGTGGATAGAGTATTTATGAAATTCTGATGCATAGTAATTCTTGTCATGTGCCACTCTATCACCCCTAATTCAAATCTTTTCAATACCCGCCTGCCGTCGCATTCTGCAGGATCTCTTTTAACCCATAGGGTGCGTGGGTGCAACGTATTTTCCCACCTCGGGCAATTTTAATAGAAAGGAGGCTATAACCGCTTATTCTCTCACTTCTCGGTCAGCGCAAATGCAGAAGATGATAAGTTATTTGTGTTATTCATGTCAAAATGGTAAAAGAGCAATCGTGTTACTCTGGAAACAGCATTTCTTCCTTGGGCTGTGCTTCATCAACCATAGCTTTAGCTTCTTCCTCGCTCATGCCCTCAAATTTTTTGAAAAAAATCCATGCCGGGACTTTACCCGCTTGAACATATTGCCACCACCGCAGTCGGTCCTCTTCTCGGTTATATGTAATGTCTCCGAAGTCGTATGTTACTTCATATCTTCCAGCCGGAGCAAGTCCGTACAGCGTAGCCATCACATCCAGTGCATAGATGGTATCATCCAAACAGTCCTCTAATTTGTCCCGGACATCCTTGATAAACTGGATTGTTCTGCGGTCATCAGATTCTACCTGCGTGGCAGTAACCATTCCGGTTTTTTGATTGAATACGAAATATCCATTACTGAAGCCAATCTTATAGCCAATCTGCGACAGAATAGCATTGATTCCATCCAGTCGAGTCTGTGTCTGCAACGTGGGATTGATCTCCTGGTAGAAGTCATCTGATCCATTGCCCTCTACCACCTTGACATAATCAGGCATCCCCATCTTTTCTTTCATCCTACCTGCGGCAATGGTGGGATCAAGTCTAAACAATTCAGAAGACTGAAACGGGAACAGCTTGTCAGAATCCATCAGCACTGTGCGCTTGCTGTCTACGATCTCCTTGCTGTTTCGGCTGTAAGCAATATCAAGGTCTTTCAATTCCTCGATAGATTCCGCAAAGATAGGCATGGACAGCGGACTGCTGATTTCAATGTTATTCGCCTGTGGAGTACGTAGGACACCATACAAAGGCTGTTCTATACCGCCTATCACAGCACTCTCAAGCAATCCGTTCCACGGTGTATCGGAGATATCAACCTTTTTGTAGGTATCATCCTTGCTCTTTCCCTTATAGCACACATTGTCAATTAGATAAGAGCCATCCTCGGCAAATCTGTGATATTCCAGTCGTGTATACCACAAATTTTTTTTAATTTTTTCGGAAAAGCAGAAGATAACACCAGTTATTTTATCATTTACGCATTCCGTCACCAAAAATCTGTCCGGTGTAAACAAGTCAATCCCCGCGCCGTTAGGCTTAAGGATCACTGTTCCGTACACACAGCCATATTCTACCCAGTGCCGGAGATTGAAATACACGCTCTCAATCTGCTGTTGCAACCAGTCTGCCCGCGCAGAGCCATCAACCGTGATCCCAATTGCAAGAGTAGTCAGTCGTGCAACCTCGGAGCAGATGGACTTCGCAAAGTTGATAGTCTTGACATTGTCTTTCTCATCCAACCATTCCGGTTTACCCTGATAGATCTGCACACACTTCTTAACAAATTTGTCCATCGTGTCTGTGTTGATAGCATCTACCAGGAATTCATCTTCCGCTTTTCTCTTTAACAGCATATTTACCCATCCTTTTATAGTCTGAATCAGTCCCATTATGCGCTCGTACCTCGCTTGTTGCAGAATCTTTCAAGAGCATATCTCGTTGCGTCTATCAAGTGGTTATTCTCATCGGGATAACCGCTGATTATTTCTCCGTCCTTGTCCCGCTCGTATTCATATTTCGTAAATTCTTTATATGCGTTCGGTGTCCTGCGTGGGTCAATTACAATCTTGCGCCCTTGCAGCCACTTCATTCCGTATTCCACAGATCCAGGTCCTTTGATTGCATTTTTGGCAGGGAGACCGGCATCTTTGTAATCGTTGGTAGATTTTTTCTCCGCAGAATCACAAGTGATCGTATAATCATTGTACCCTTTGTCAATGATCCACTTTGCATTGTCAGCATTCGTGGTCTTTTTGACATAATGCTCGTCTATCATGTATATGCATTCTTGTGCCGGGTTATATTCTATTCGAATGAACGCTGCCGGATCCGGGAACCATCCCCAGTCCTGTCCCTGATAGATTCTATCAAACGTGCAAATCTCTTCATCTGTGATTTCCCTGATCTCCAAATATTCAAACACGTTGCCGCCGTTGCCGTTTGCAATTCCCATGTACTCATGTTCGTATGCATCCGGGTTTACCTCTTTCAGATGCTCCGCTTCGTCAATAAATGGTTGCCCCAACCATTCCGTGGGCACATCTAAGTAGGTGGAGTGATGCACGATCATATTGTCCTTGGGTTCTAAGACATATTTATTCGCCCAGTTATTCGACGTCTTTGGAGGGTTGAATGACTTAAATATCCACGCTTTGTCACCGCCACGGATGGCAGACTGGGTAATGTTACGGATTTCTTCGGGTCCTGCGAACTGGTCAAGTTCCTCGAACCACAGAATGCCAATGTAACCAAACTCTGGGGAGATAGATTTTATTTTTTCCGGTTCGTCAGCACCACGAAAGTAGATTTTCTGTCCAGTGGCTCGATGCGTGATTTCCAATGGTGATTTGCGGAAATCAAACTCTTCTTCCAAACCTTGCTTATTTATAGCCCATTTGATCTTACTGTACACGGAATCTTTAAGAGTGTTGCCGACCTTACGACATACCACAGCATGTACATCATGGTTATTTCGCATCAACTCAATGATGATTTGTGCAATGGCAGAGGACTTTGTACCACCTCGACCACCTTTAAATACATATTCCTGATGTTTCTCGTTTCGGATGTCTCGGATCACAGCATGAAAGTTATCAGGAATCATGTCAATGTCTAAATGGTAATGCTGATTAAGCTTTGCAATGCGCTCTGCTTCTGCCTTGGCTTCCTTGTCTTCCTGCTCCTTGATAAGAGCAGAGATAGCATTAAATGCCTTACTGTCACCCCTTATGGCGGATTGCATCTGCCCTGCCATCATTGCGGATGCTATGGTGAGGTCGTCGTCTTCTGACAAACCAAACTGCCGCTTTACCTTGTCTTTTGCTGCGCCTTGTAGTTGTGCATTGACCATCATCGTTGCAAGAGCAGACATGGTCTTTTTCTGTCTTCTGACCTCTCCAGACCGCTTACCGCCCATCGACTGTTCTTCGACTGATAGCTTATATCCGCCCGGTATTAAGTTCTGCTCTCGTGTCAATAGTTACTCACCCCTATTTATATTTGTACCATCTTGATTTTTTGCCTGCTCTTTTTATCAAATCATTTTGGAGATTATTGACTATTTTTTGAGCAGTTTTGTAATCATTGTTAATAAGTGAATGCGTTATACGTTCAATATCATCATAGAATCTGTAATCTTGTGTATATCTGATTGTATGATAGTGGAAGGTATATTTTGTCTCGTCATATAACCTATTCACAAGTTCTGGCTTTGCTTCAATATTGCCGTCTTTTACAGCTTTGTAAAATATACCAGCTTCATATTTTGTTATTTGACCTCTGTATTTTGGCGCATAATCTTTTTCGTATCTTTTTTTCGCATGATGATAACCATCCGTGGCTATATTTGCTCCAGCACCTCTACCGCCCATCAGTTTTCTCCTACTAATACTTTCTTGTAAAAAGTTTTCTTTTTACATATGCTATAGTTTCATCATGTCCTACATTAATTCTCGGCACATCAAATCCTAAATCTCGTATATTCTTTAACTGTTTGTTTAATCTTGTTATCTCTCTCTTTGGATTGTCTTTTCCAACTCCACTCAAATGAACAATGGCTGTGTTCACTTTATCCAGTAAGGAATACTTGTCTTTTTTATCTCCTTGTAAGTGTATTTCACCTTTTTGTGTTTTTATGATTCCATGTGGTCTGTTTGTGTTTTCAATCCATATAGAATTTTTTGATTCCTTAAATGTGTCTGAATATGTAGAAAAAATACTCCCTGTGACACCATCAATCTTCCGTATCTGCACAGTTTTATTTTTGGAAATTCCACTACTGGCACCTCTACCGCCCATTGCTTATCCTTTCCGCGTTGTGGTTCTTAATATAGACCACCTTGCAATTTCCAAAATCATATCCTATATCACCGCCATACACAACTACTGCTGACGGTTTCAAACGCTCCATAGCCGCATCCATGCCGGCTACCCATATCTTGCTTGCTTCCTCGTCACGCTTTACCCCGATAGTGGATACAGACACCGTGCCACCCTGCTCTATTCCGCCAAAAGCAAAGTCAAATGAGTTTTCCCTGCACCATTGCAGTGTAGGTATCACATTCATGCCGCAGTCCTGCATAATCTGCCCTATCAGCTTACTGCGGTATACGTTCCATATCTGCATCGGCAGTGGCATCTCGGTATACAAAGAGAAGTCAGGTGTAAGGACACAGTCGAATTGCTTAAGAATGTCCATGTAATCATGGGGAGCGTTCCATATTCTTTCAAATTGGTAATCGTCAATGTAAAAATGAATACCTTTGCTAAACTCTTGGGATGTCTTTGCATAGTTGAAACTGATTAGGTCAGTAGGGATGTGCTTACACTTCTTTATCACCGGCATCTGCCAGTAATCCGTCAGTCTTCCACTATCCACATCGTACAAATTGTACGTTTCAAACGTGCGCTCGCGCTCTGCACCATAATACTCAGGCTCTTCCGGCTCTTCTTCCAGATCGGGAACATCAAATCCAAAATCTGTCATGTCAATGTCGATAATATCCGCAAGTTCTCCGTGTAATAAATCCATATTCCACTCGGAATCCTCACCCACCTTGTTATCTGCCAGTCGGTATGCTTTTATCTGTTCATCCGTTAAATCGTCAGCCACCACACACGGAATAGATGCAAGATGTAGCTTTTGTGCTGCCTTGTACCGTGTATGCCCGCAGACGATGACATTGTCCTTATCTATCACCACCGGTACACGGAATCCAAACTGTTTGATGCTCTGCGCAACTTTATCCACGGATTTATCGTTCTTCCGTGCGTTCTTCTTATATGGAATTAACTCTTTGATATTCTTTTCTATAATCTTCATAAGCTACTCCATAAACGATCTATTATACATCAATTATATAACACACGTTATTATTTTTCAACAACAACCATTATTTTTTACTTGACAGCGCATATCTAAAATTTTATGCAAATACTGGCATTATTAACAATATTTACGCAAATATATTTGTGGATAATGTATATTTACACAAATATATCAATAATATATACTTGTCTCATCAGCAAGGAGGTGAGTAAGTGGCAACGACAAAAGCATCACAAAAAGCTGTGAACAAGTATATCTCCGCAAAGTACGACCGGGTGAATCTGGTCATGCCAAAAGGAAAAAAAGAAGAGTATAGATCCGCTGCGGAGGCATCCGGGAAGAGCCTAAATCAATTTATCATTGATTGTGTCGAATCAAATTTGTAAAAGGAAAGGTGAAAAATCATGACAAGAGAAAGAGAAATTGAAATTTTAATTAAAGACAGATGTACAAGAGCAGAAGCAGAAAAGCTTTTGAAAAACGGGTCAACTGTTTATGAGGATTTGGAAGAAAATCTGGAAAAATATCTTGATGAATGGAAGTATCTTGACGAAGAAGATAACAATTTTACCGATAGTGTTGAGAAAATGGTAGAAACAAAACAGCCTATGGTAGACTGGGGAATTGTTAATGACAATGGAAAGACATATTATATTGAATATGTCTTATAAATGGAATGAAAGAATAAATAGCAGTCGTTAATGGCTGCTATTTATTCAAGACAAACACCATGCTAGACAATTAAGGTGCATTGACCGCAATCCGGGAGTTCCTGGAGCGGGCACCAATCCGGCTTTCCAACATTGTTTGCATCCTCTCCTGTGGCACCGCATATCAGATTAAGTTCCTTGCTGTCTCTCTCAAAGTAGCTGCAAGCACAATCTGCGCAGCATTCCGGCATATCCATAACCAATACTGCTTTAGCCATGATGCACCTCCTTTAGCTGGTCTACCTTCCTCTGGATGGCTCTAAGCTGCCACCCGTCCAGCAGAGTCCGGTCACACGCTATTTTCTGCATGAGGTCATCGAGAGCCTTATTGTAGATTTTGTTTTCCCTAAAAGTTTCAAAATCATTTTTACACTGCTCTCTTATTTTTAATTTTTTCAGTTCCTTGAGCCATTTTGCAAGCTGTGCGTGTTCTTCCGCGCATCTGATACAATGCACCCGGTCGTCAAATTTTCTACTTGCTACTTCCTCTGAGTGCGCTATTGCATTGTCAATATTCATCCGCTACACTCCTTCCGGTTTTTCGCACCGCTCAAACGATATCACCCAAACGTAAGGATTCGCATCCCAACCGTAGCGGTCAACGTCGGATTTCTTGATGGTGCTGTTCCACAATTCCCTACCAAACAACTCTCCCATAGTCATGTCGCAATATTTAATACTGCTCATACATGAACCATCTAACTCGCAAGTATATCCATCTGCTGATACTCTGGTTAAGCATGGCGGTTTAAATTTAAATCCTTCATCCCACACTCCATCCTCGGTAATATCCTGCAACCGCTCTACCCGTACATCCGTTACCTTAAGCCAGATACGTGCAGCTTCTTTAGGCATGTGGATGGATGGGTGCCACGGTACACGCTCGTGTGTCACTCCACTCGCATCGACATATGTATCAAAAGGAATTGTATCTGTTGCTGCATAATAATATTTTCCGGTTCCTTCAATAATTTGCTCATTTCCGTCCAATTCATATAAATACTGCCATGTTTCCCGGACATACATGATATCTCCAGGCTGATACGGCACCTTTCTGATGCAAGGCTCATTCCTTCCGTTGTACAACATCAATCCGTCTTTGATATATCCAGTCCATTGCGAATTCTCTCCCGGCAAGAATTTTACAAGCCGTCTTGTGCAGGCCTTTCTTCCGTCCAGAATTGCCCGAACCATTTCGGTATTGAATAAAATCGGTTTAATTGCCATCTACTCCACCTCTCTTTATCTTCCTGCCGCAGTAAGGGCAATACTTATAGCCGTTTTCTTCTGGCGTGCCCTCAAATATCAACTGCCGGTTTTCGCACCCTGTTACATAAAGGTTTGATTCCGAATCTTCAAGTTTCCACTCGCATGACTGTTCTGTGGCGCACTCGCCTTTCACAATCTCGATTGCTTTACTAATAAGGCATACCGTGCAGTCCGATGCTCTACACTCTTCTCCAAAACAATCTATGTTCACTGGTGATGTCATTATTTTTTCAACTTCTTCCAACTGCGCCACAACCTTGTCCGGGTCGTAGGCGGTCGGCTGTTTATCAATAACAGAAGCAATGCGTAAAAAATCTAAGCAATCCATGTCTTCGTTCTTTGAAATTGCTTTTTCTAAATCCGCTTTTAATTTATCCTCATCAATCAATCTTCCCATCGTTCGCCCTCCTGTTTTTATTGTCTATACCAATGTTTTGTTCCGTCCATAAACGATACGAGAATTTTGTGCGGATATTTTTCGTGTGCATGGATTCTGATTTCTGGCATTCCGCAAGTTCCAACATGTTCTTTCTCGCATTTCTGTGCATCTGTTTTATTTGCATAATCTGTGTGGCAAATATCACAAGTATATAATTTCTTTTCTGTCATTCTTCATCGCTCCAATCAAATTCAATTTCTTCCGAACTGTCTACCCCTAACTGTTCACATTTCGCTCTGGTAGATGTACCGCCGGAATGGTTTGTGCATAAAAGAAACAGTTTCTGCACAATGTGGAAGTATGATTTTCTAGAACAAAATCTCTCTTCTTCGTCAAGTTCCTCGATTGCATCCTCTCCATGTTGCCATCTGTACCACTCTGCAAATTCATTAACCATTTCCTGCATAAGGCTGATACAACATTCAAGAATGTGTTTTTCATCGTGACTTTCCAATTCCTTGTTGACATTCTGTTTCTCCATCGCCGCCCGGCATTCTTCCGGTGTGCCGATTTCTTCATATTTCACGCAATTTTCAATAACCTGTCCGACTGTTCCATGCTTTTTAGCAAGGTAAACATATTTCATAGCTGCTTTTAATTCTTCTGGTGTGCCGATTGCTCGGTACTGCCGCACCTCTTCCAGTGCCTTGTTTGCCACCTCTATTCCCTCAAAAAACTGTGCTACTCTAATCGGTCTGCCAGTTATTTCTAGCCCACCTTCCAACTTCAACGCTTCAAGTGCTTCATTCTCCGTCATGGCTCTATCTCTCCTCTCTGCCAATTCCTCCTGACTGAATTTCGTATAACCAATTCCGCAGTTTGTAAATCCTCCTGCTCTATACACTACGGTTCTCGGCATGGCTACCCTCCTTTTCTGTCATTCTTACACCTCCAACAGTTCCGGGTTGTCAATCATATTGCCGATAACCTCGCATTCACCCCATAAATCCATAAACTCCTCATGATCATACATTCCATCAATAACGGCACTATTGTCACTCAAAAAATCAGTCAAACTCCACCTTCCTTCTGTAAATTCAACTCTTGCTTTGTTTTCAAAATCAAATCCTTCTTTGTATTCGTATCCTTCTTCTCCGCAGTCTTCAAACTTAACAATGTCATTCTCCCAAATCACCTTGCCGTTCTTGTCCCTAAGTCCGGTACACTGGCAGATGGTAGATGGCTCTACCTCAAATATCCCATTTTCTTCCGAAAAATCCTCAAAGCAATCATAATCGGCAAGATTAGGGCAAAACATATACGGAATTTCCTGTCCTAACCGAAAAAATACTCCGGTAACAAGACTACCTTCCACCCATTCTCCAGTATCAACTCGCTTTGCACGGTATAAATATCTATCTTCCATCCTTTTCCTCCATTTCTTTCAACTTGGCTTCGGCTTTTCCTAGTTCTATTCCGGCAAGGCATCCTCTAGCGTATGCATCCTCATAGCACCTATCTATTGCTGTAAAAAATTCATCACAAAACAATTCAGTAAGAGGGCATTCCGAACACTTGCAATTTTCATGGTGGCATTTAGTTCTTGTGTGTACACACTCTCTATATTCCGTTTCTTCAATTTTTTCCGGCAACTTGATATACCTGCCCTGCTCCTCGGCATCCTCATAGTCTTTGAGTTTCCGATATACGGCATCTATTTCCTCGCAATCCGGTTCACATGCCGCTTCCCACAGTTCATCATCAATCCACAATGGATTTCTCTCCGTTAGTCTCTCCATGCTATCCCTCACTTTCTGCTTTTACCGCCTTACTATAAAATGTCTTTGCGCACATTCCGCACTCCTTTGCCGCTTCCTCTATTGTGATGTGTCCGGCTCTCCAATTCCTACGCATCTGGTCAAAATTCTCCGGCAATGGAATTGATGGTCTGCCAAATTTCACACCTCTGGCTTTCGCTGCTGCAATTCCCTCTGCCTGTCTCTGCCGGATATTGGTTCTCTCATTCTCTGCCACAAAGGAAAGCACCTGCAATACAATGTCACTCAGAAATGTACCCATAAGATCTTTCCCTCGTCTTGTATCAAGCAAAGGCATATCCAACACGACAATATCAGCTTCACGAAACCGTGTGATTCGGCGCCATTCCTGTATAATTTCATCATAGTTTCTTCCCATCCGGTCAATACTTTTTATGTACAGTACATCTCCTTTTTTCAGTTTGCGATAAAGAATTTTATATTTCGGGCGGTTAAAATCCTTACCCGACTGTTTATCCATATAGATATTTTTGTCCTCTATGCCCTGTTTATGCAATGCATCAAGTTGTCTGGCTTCGTTCTGCTCTTTGGAAGAAACTCTGATATAGCCATATTCCATTGTTATCCCTCACTTTACCGGTACGGCTCTGGCAGGGGCATCCATGCTGTGACATCACACTTTTGCCAACCGTTTGTAAAAAACTTCCCATTCCAGAACGCTCTGAATGGGTATGAATCACCTTTAATTGATACAAGATATAACTCCAATGGCTTGCTATCAAATATCTCATTTTCTTTCGGCTCTTCCGGCAGTCTCTCGCTTACCGGAATCCATCTCTGTTCCATGTTCTACCTCCTAAATTTCAGTTTAGCTGCCCAATGTTTCGCAAAATACATTCTTTGCACCCGGTTTCTCTGAATCCAACGCATTCTTTTTCAAAATCAATGTTGGCTTCATCTTTAAAAGGACACCAGTGCAAATTGTTGAAAATGTACTGAATAAGCCCACCAACTTGCTTTTCTCGCAATTCTGCTACTTGTCCGTATCGCAAGCTCTCTGAGATACAAGTAAGTTCTTCCCGATTTAAACCATCTAAGTCAGTGTCGCTTAACTCTCTTTCGTCGTAATCAGCAATGACATTTTCTACTTTGTCAACTAATGCTTTTCTTGTTAATTCGTCCATGTGTTATCTCCATTCCTGCCGTTCAGCTAAATCCTAAGTTACATCATTTCTTCAGCAGTTCACCTGTTCCATTTGCAGAATCGTTTAAATGCATGGGTTTTATGTTTAATCTTTTGCAGAGTAAATTCAATGCGCTACAAGATCCGCTATCAAAAGCATCATGTCCTTTACTGTTATAAATTTCTGCAATTTTCTTTGCTACCTTTTTCTTACTGATAAAACCTAAATTTTTCATATTAATATCCTCACTTTCTTTAACTTGCCATACTACCGAATTTCCCTCGGCGGTTCGATTCTACGCAAACCGGAGCTGTCCGGTCTGTTCCTGCGCAATCCTCATATTTCCTGTGCGCTTTGCTACACACAATTCTGGGAGATTGGCTCTTACCAATGCAGCCGGAATCGGCGGGCACACTGCATTGCCGCATCTCCGCACCTGTTCACTCCGTGGATAGGTTTTACCGGTATAATCATGCTCAATAATGTAATCATCTGGGAATCCCTGGCATCCGTACAACTCCCTTGGCTCCAGCATCCTCAGACCGATATCTACAATCTGATAATCTGTCCCTTTGATGGTTACCAGTCCGAATCTGTCATGTGTCGGTACGGTATCAAGAGGCTCTTGTATGTCCTGCCCTGTACCTTGCCCGTAGTATTTGATTAAAAACGCTCTGACCTCTCCGAAATGACCATCTCCTGCCGTAATTGTCGGAATCGGCTCTTTTACATCTCTTCCGTTGCAGTGATTATTTATCTGGATCAGTTTAACGGCACACATAGCGTTACGCTCCAACGTGGTTATCGTATGCAACGGTTCCTTGATGTCAGATCCGTTTCCTTGATAATTCCCGCCATAGTATTTCTGAATGAAAGAAGTAACCAGCCCATACCGGTTTGAACTGTCCACGGTCATAATTGGTTCATCAATGCTCTGCCCCAGGACTTCTCCCTGTGCCGTCTCTGAATGATACTGAATCAGTGTAGGACTGATAAGGCAATGCTCGTTCTTGCTCACGATTGTTGTAAGAGGTTCCCGGACATCCTTGCTACGATCTGCTGCAAATCCCGTCTGCCCGATCTGTACCATGTATGGCTCAACAATTCCAAATCCATGCTTGCCGGTAATTGTGCTTAATGGCTCGTTTGAACTCTTGCAGTAGTTGGATTTTGCACCGCTGTGATTGACCTGTACAATGAACGGTTCCGCATTATCAAGGACAAATTTCTTTAACCCCCTCGCAATCCTCTCCATCGTCTTAGGTGCCAGCGGTCGTACCGCCCGGATGCCATATTTCTCTTTGATTTCTTCTGAAGTATCAAAAATACTCGGACAAGGCAGAGAAAAATCCAACTGTGTGTATGCACCAACATAAGGTTTTAGTAGCCCAGCTTTTACCTTTTCGCTGTCCGCAGGGGCGTGTGTCGGCTCCGGCCAGACGATCGGCTTGCCGTCACACCGCGCAATCATAAAAAATCGTTTCCGCATGGTTGGCGCACCGTAATCGGCAGCGATCAATTCCTTGAACTGTACCTCATATCCTAAATCTGTAAGTTGACGAACAAATTTCTCAAAGGTCTTCCCCTGCTTTGCCTTAATCGGGTGATGTCCCCGGTTAAGCGGTCCCCATGTCTTAAACTCTTCTACGTTCTCAAGCATAATTACTCTGGGTCTTACCAATCCTGCCCATTTACACGCTACCCATGCCAGTCCTCTGATTTTCTTATCCTTGGGCTTTCCGCCCTTGGCTTTTGAAAAATGCTTACAGTCCGGTGAGAACCAGGCAAGTCCGACCGGATGCCCATTGCATGCCTTAACCGGATCAACCGTCCACACGTTTTCACAGTAATGCTTAGTGTTTGGGTGGTTTGCCTTATGCATCTTAATTGCTTCCGGGTCGTGATTGATGGCTATATCTACACTATATCCTGTTGCCATCTCGATTCCGGTGCTTGCTCCGCCACCACCTGCGAAGTTATCCACTATCAATTCTCCGTTTATCACCAATCTACACCTCGCTCTCACTTCTCAAATACTTCATATATCCCATTGACTGATTCAGCACATACACCGACACCGCATTTGTGATTCTGCCTATCATATCCGCATCATCCTTGTACCTTTCGTATGCTTCGCTCACTACCTCGCCTATCTGTGTGTACTGCGCTTTTCCTTGGCTGTTAATCCATGTAGTGAGGTCTTTTACAGTTCCGCTTTTTATCTTTGATTTCAGATAATCTGTCATTTCTATTTGACCATCACACTGAATCATGGCATCACCTCTGGAAAGTCATAAAAATCCATCTGATTGATATTCAAACACCAGCATTTCTTCCTTTGCTCTTTGGTAGAAATTTCGGTCAATCTCAAATCCAAACGCATTTCTTCCCAGTTCTATAGCCGCTCTTAATGTGCTGCCACTTCCACAACACGGATCAATTACCACATCACCGGGATCTGTGAAAATCTCAATCAGTTTTTTCAGCACCGCTACCGGCTTCTGTGCAGGATGGATTTTCGGAATATCTTTTCCGTCTTTCTCCCAGGTAAACCAGTTGAAGATCATTTTTCCTGTTCCTCGAATTGTTTTTCCATCTTCGTCGAACTTTGCACCATTCCGAAACTTCGGCAGCCTGTTCCTGTAAAACACAAGCGCATATTCCGTAGCGCCTACAACTCGCATATTGGCTTTGAGTACCTGTGGGCTATAATTTTTTACAAATACCAGCGGTATGTAATGGACAAATCCATGTTTCTTCGCTGCCGCTATCAGTGTAGCCATCTGCTCAAATGAACAAAACACGATCATACAAGGGCTGTTGCTACTTCTCCCCTTGGCACCGCTCTTCTTGTCCTCTTTTTTAAGCATTTTGGAGCAGAAATGGAAGTATTCATACAGATTAAAATTGAAATCTGAATTGAATGCCGCTTTCCCCGCCAGCTTGCTCTCGCCGTTCTTATTATCCCCGCCGTTGTACCACATGGGGTTGCTTCCATAAAAGTTCTTTCCTACGTTATACGGCACATCTGCAATTACAAGCTGTGCCTTTGGGATTCCATACTTTTTGTAGTTCTGCATGGAATCACGATATATTTCACACTTTACTTTCATTTTTCCAAAAGGAACCCGATATATCGTTACCATGCGCATAGGTTCGGCTCCTTTCTTATTGTTGACTAACACGATCCGCCTTCTGCCCCATGAAAAGCTCCGGCCGGATATTTCCATTTCTCTACTTTCCTGCGAAAATTCTATTGTTATCGATCTTCCACGACTGGATTATGTTCCGATCCGCCGGAAGATTCGCAATGCTCTGCCTTTTGCAGTCATTACACAGCCTATTGTCAGGAAGAATACTCTTTCCGCACCGATAGCACATTCCGTACAATGGTCGCTCTGACCTAGAAATTCCAGTTTTCCGGGCATTGTTGTTGTGCTGGTTCTTAATCCTGCAATCCGTACAAAAAACACTGCTATAACGGCTCTTTGGCTTTCCACACCATATGCAAAGACCTTGCTCTTTCCGGCTCTCCCGTAGCATTTTGTGGCGTTCTGCCTGTGACACGCTCTGCATCTTTGCCCTATGTTTACGGGAGTTCTCCGCATTTATTGCTAGGCAGACTTCGCAACGCACCCTCCCGGGTGATGCATTGTATCTCCGGCACTGAACGCATATCCCTCGTGATTTATACCAGTCGTAATCTACCATCACAGTACCTCCCGTATCTGGTCGATATTGGCCAGGTTTAATCTGCTACCGTCCCGGAACTCTATGTAGGCACCATCTGCGTTGTTGCTGTAGCCGTATACCTCGTGGCTGTCGCCGGGATAGTCATTCTCCAGACGCAACCGGGTGCCGATGGGGTACAGGGATATTACCGCCATGTATTCCATTTGCTTTGACATTTGCTATCCTCCATTGCTCAACAGTTCCCGTTCCAACGCGTCCATGTCGTAATCATTCTGCTGAAACTGGTTGAATTGATTTACCTTTCCTCCACTATCGCTCCTGCCGGAACGCTCCCAGGTTCTCACCGCTGCTTTCCAGTCCTTCATGTGGTTTTTCCCAACCATCCAGCCTTTGGATTCATAAAAATTAACAAAGGTCTGAGGGTCAACATGATTACCACGTTCCCGACAATATGCTCCGACATCATCGACAGAGGGCGGTTCAAATTTTTTCTTAGAACCTCTAGGTTCTTCTTTTTTAATATTCTTTATTTCTTTCTTTTCTTCTATTGTTGTCGTTAGCATGTCGTTAGAATGTCGCTTGCCTGTCACTTGCCTGTCGTTTTGCGTGTCGCTCGATTGATATAGGCAGTAGTTTTTTACCGTAAATACGGTGTATTTCGAGTAAGTTTTGCATGTCACTTCGCCTGTCGATTTTAAGTGCGAAATTGCCGTCCTTATCTCACGAACTGTCAATGCTGTTTCCTGCGACAGTTTTGGGATAGATGATACAAACGAACCTCTAGGAATCAACTTTCCCTCAAACCTTGCATCCTTCCAGTTGGCTTTAAGCAACATATAGATAAAAAGGCGACTGGTGTTAATATCACTCCACCATTCCCATTCCAGGATCTTGCGGTTCAGCTTGATATATTCCATCAATCCACCCCTATTCTCCCGTGCATATAGTCCTCATATAATGCTTTGGCGTTGGAGATATTACGGAAGGTCGATTTCGCCCGGTTCTCCTCCTGCCGGATGTAACGTTGCAAATCCTGTAAATCATCCCTAGCCGGTCTATAGTAGCCCTCACCGCGTGACAAATTCAAAACGGTATAATCTAGTCGCGCCTTTTCCAGTAACCGGCGCATTGCCCTGTCTTGTGACTCCAGGCTTGAATTCTGGTCAACAAGGCCTTTATTGACACAGTGAGCAACCAGATAGTCCCGTGAGATTGCATTATCGCGTCCTACGGGAATCAAATCTATAATGGTAATCGCCGGTGGCGTTGGTGCCACTTTCGGCGTGTATACTGCAAAATGTTCCATGCTCCTCCTTTCTGCCCGCCAGAGTGGGGGCTCTGGCAGGCTGTAGGCAATATTGGCTTTTGATTAAATTTGTGATACGCACTTCATTGCATGAACAGTTTCTTTTAGCTTTCGCTGGGTATTCCAACCCGTTCTATGTATATTTCAGTCCTTGGGTATGCCTTGTCGTAACATACCCTGGAACCGTCCATAGAAACCACAATGTTGCTGTTATCATCCTCGATAACTCCATGCTTGACCAGGACATCGCACAGTGCCTCATGCAAGTTACAGAGGTCTACCCTGCGTTTGGTAGGCATGTAATACATAGCTTTGATGTTGACCGGATAGTCAATGTGCATTGGTTTCAGAAAAGGCATACACTGCGTTTCATATTCCCGGTATTTCTTACTCGGAATAATCATCATCCGGTTTCCGGCTCTAATAATCTGCTGGCTGTTTTTCTTCGTCACTGGGGTAAGTCCGATAATGATTTTCATAGCCAACTCCTTCCAAAAATTTTCGTAAATTCTTCCCGGGTACCGTGGTTCTTTTCAAAGTCCTGCTGGCACTCCTGCTTGAGATGTAAATCCAACACGGTGCGGGCATATTCTGTAGCACAGACTCCATTGGGATGCAGATCTGGGCGGAGGGGAATCACATAGCCGTATTCCTCACAGGGTTTCTTTTTCTCTCCGCCCATGCTGTAGAAAATATGATGCCGTTCTACCACATTACTTCCGGTGTAATAGCAGTGATCCATATCCTCCGTGAAAATACTCCACAGTCTTTTCATACTCCCCACCTTTCTTTCATCCTTGCCAGTTCTGCAGGTGGTAATGTCTCAATACCCAGTTCCTTGGCATCCGCTACTGTCCCGTCAATTAACACAGACATTTCTTTCGTGTCGTATGTATGAGAGCCACGGTAGATCTTGTAAAAAGTGGCTTTTTCCTCATATTTAACGGGAATAGCATGGATGCTTTCCTGTTCCCGCATGAATTCCTCTGGGGCATTGCTTTTGTATACCATGATGCTGCCATCCGGTAGGAGTTGTGGTTGACCGTATTTGCAGATCAGTACGTTTTTTGCTTTTGCCTTGGAGATCGTCATGGCATCTGCTATCTTGCCAACCAGGACATGGAAGTAAGCATTGGCATCCAGTGACCTTTTCGCCCGGTACTGCTTTAATTCAATACTCAGATCGTCAAAAGCAGAGATTGTCTGTAACGCCTGTTCCGATACCTCCGTGAGGGCAAGCGTTACAAGGATTCCCCGCGTCATAATGTTCCGGGAAATCTGGGTTATCTTTCCTCTGCACTGCATACTACTCACCATACTTTTCTCTAATCGTCTGAAGCATCAGCCCAACATCATACGCTGTGAGAGTATCCCAATTCTTTCCGTTGCTTGTTATCCAGTATTCAACGTTAATCTTGTTCTCCTCACAGAGTTTCTTAAGCGTTGTAATCTGTGCCACGGATGGCTTTACATCTTCTTGCGGAATACCAGTAGCAAATGGTTTCATTTCCTCTTTTAGCCACAAGTCAAATCCTAAACCTGTATGGATTGCGACACACTTAACAAAAGAGCGACACATACTGTTCCATACCCTCTGCTGGCTCATAGAATTATCTTTAACAGGATTCGATCCGTTCATTACCGGAGATTGCATCTCATACTCATTCTCATCAATAACAACAAGTATTCTTGTCTCATAACACCTATTTACGTTTCCTTTCGAGTCAGTGAATATAACATCGGTCATTCTCAAGCTAGTTCCCGTCTTTTCGTCCGGAATCGGCACCCAGTACACCGTTTTTGCCCCGTACTCATGTAATAGAGCGATACACTTAGCCCAGTTAAGATAAAGCATTCCGTCTCTTTCTTCACAGTAAGGCTTTACATCTATTTTTCGTAATTCTTCATAGCTTTTAAGCATTTTCTCACTCCTTTACCCAATTGCCGGAATAAAACCACTCTACCAGCATTTCCTTAAACTCTTTCTGGTCTGACTCAGTCCCGTTCAGACACCGTTGTAGCGCATAGTTGTATGCTTCAGACTGTGGAACAAATAAATCCGTCCCAATTTCTCGGTAACCAGGTTCTTTTAATTTTTCTTCTATTGGTTTCAAGATACACTCTTCTAAAAGAGACCACTGGCTGTCTACCACCATCCGATTCTCAATCTGCTCCGGCATCATTTATCCTCCAACTCCACGCCCAGTATGCATCTCAACGCATCGTCGCAGTACTGTTTCTGTGCCAAAAGGTTCTTTATTGCCTGCAGGGTTCCTATAGCCTGCATTCCCTCTTTTAAATCCTCATACTGTACAGGTACTTCCATTGCTTGTCCTCCAATCTAATTCCAGTTGTTTATAAGTTCTGTTATACGCATTTATAATGCTGCTCTTGCGCTCCCTCCTGGGCATCCTGCTCCCGGCAGTCGTCACAAAGACCGCCGATAATGTCCCCTGGGTCGCACATGCAGCCACATCTACGACATTCCATTATCCATTTGACATTTTCCTTTCCGCTGTGCTACCATCTAGCCAAAGATAGCGTAGCTATTTTGTGATTTAAGTAGGTTCATTGCTTTGGTCGGCGCGGAACCTACTTTTCTTTTACCTTGATGCCGGAATCCGTGAATTCCAGGATTCCCATTTTCTCCAATGCCAAGGCAACTACATCCGGTGCTCTCTGGATTGGAATGATCTGTCTCTGTTCCAACATCGTTCTCACCTCCTTACACCAGTATTTTTGAGGTGCCACTTGTTGAATCCAGCAGTGTCGAACATGATAGGGCTGTTGGATTTTTCCGGGTGAACCTTAAATGCAAAGGCCTGTCCACTGGTCCGGTAGGCACGCAGGAGATATTCTTCCGGAAACCCCATCTTTTTGAGTTCCGACATTCGCATCACCGGTTTCGGATATTCCATCGCTACCGCTCCTTTCTGCTTGTGTTTCCTCTCCCTGTTCTCTATAATTTATGTACAGGCTGTTGCACCAGCCGAGTAAAAGAAAGGGGGAATTTTTACATGAATATGATTCCTGTTAGTTCTTCTGATATAGCCAGTGTTGGTTATGAAGGTACTACCATGCATATTCGCTTTCATTCTGGAGGACTCTATGCTTATTACAATGTTCCTCCCAGTGTTTACACTGGCTTAATGGGCGCATCGTCTCATGGTAAATATTTTCATGCCTATATCAAAGGACGATATGGCGATACCAGAATCGGTTAATCAATAACCACAAGCACCAGGGCGGGACCATTTACCTGAATGTTTTTATCCTCATAGGGTTCTGCCCAATGTGTTTCTACACCCTCACGCGTTTTTAACTCCTCCACCAGTTCACAGGTTTTATAGTTAATTAATGGATTTGTTTTCCCTTCCGGCTTTTCAGAGGAAAACATTTTAAGTAACTCCTGCACGCGATTTAATTCTTTCTCGTGCATCTCCAGCCGCTCTTTATCAACGCTTATGCTGAAACTTAATCTTTCCTCCTGGTCTTTCAAATACTTCTCAATTTCGCTCATTACCTATTACCTCCTCATCGTTGATTTGATTACATCTGGTGTTCTCTGGATGTTATGTTTTTGATTGTATTGATTTTGTTTTCCATATCATTAAAACGCTGATACAATACGGGAAAAATCTTGTTTGATGGAGCATTAAGTAGTACAACTTCCCAATCTTCGTCCGTAAAAGAGTTTATCAACTCTTCCATTTTTTCTTTATTAATCGAGCTCATTCTTTCTCCTCTCTTTTTGAATCAAAACAATTCCGGTTACAGCACATAGAAATGGAAGAAAAAAAGATGTTCCGTTTTCAATAAATCCGCCAATTCCACCAATTCCTATCAAAAAGAATAAAAATCCTATCTTGTCCATTTCTTCATCTTTTCTTTTCCACGTTGATAGTTACATTTTCCATGCCGTACTGATCCGCATACAACTCCGCCAGAATGCGAAGTGTTCTGTCAGCTTGTTCCTCAGTCATTGCAGGCATCCGCATCCTCCTATTCTTTCAAAAAATACTCTGCTTTTACAGCAAAATACTTAGCTAACACGACAGCATTTTTTAATGTAGGTTCAGCATCAGGTCTGTTCTGCCAGTTACTCACAACGTTCTGTGCAATTCCTGTGTCTTTGCACATCTTGTAAATCGAAACTCCTTTTTCTTTGCATAATTTATTGATTTTTTCATACAAACACAATATATACACCTCCTACCTATATATAGTGGTTGCGTATACTTCACTTTTGTGATATTCTTTAGTTGTCACACAAAAGAAAGGACATAAAAGTGAAGTACTTGCAATTAGTAAAACAAGTGCTTTTAATTTGTGAAGCACTTTACTTGTTTATAATACTTTATATTTGTGAAGTAGTCAATACAAGTTTGTGAAGTATTTTACATTTGTGAATTATTGCTAATTTATGTATGAGATTTTTGTGCAATTGTGCAAATCAAAAGGGATAACTACATACAAAGTATGCAAAGATTTAGGCATAAGTCAGGGTACTATCAGTAATTGGAAAAACAGAGGAAATAATCTGTCTACTGCTATTCTAAAAAAGATTGCTGATTATTTTGAGGTATCTATCGAATATCTTATAAATGGAGAAGATGTAAAATGGGATCCCGCAGGACAGACTATGGATTACACCATTTCTCTGTCAGAAGAAGAACAAGATTTATTGATGAAATACCGCAAGGCAGATAACACCCAAAAAGAAATGATTAGGCGGATATTAGCCTATTCAGATAAAATGTAAAAAGGAGAAAAACTATGGAAGATCAGAAAAAATTTTGTAAGTTTTGTGGAGAATCTATTGACATGAGTTGTGTTGTGTGTCCCAAGTGCGGAAAACAGGTTGAGAATATCTCCAGCAACCCGAACCCGAATGTCGTAATCAACAACACAAACATGAATCAGAACGTCAACGGTGGTTTTTATCTTGGAAAACCTAAAAACAAGTGGGTTTCTTTCTGTCTTTGCCTGTTTACTATCTGCGGACATAAATTTTATGAGGGAAAAATCGGCATGGGGATTGTTTATCTGTTCACCGCAGGGTTATTCGGTATTGGCTGGTTAATTGATCTTATTTTAATTCTCTGCAAACCAAATCCGTACTACGTATAGATTGATTAAGCCACTTTTATAGTGGCTTTTTCTGTCAGAAAGGAACAGCAATGATTAACTGCGCAATCTACCCACGAAAATCAAAGCAAGTGGATAATTCAGACAGCATGGATGTGCAAATTGATATGTGCCGCCGGTACCTGGATGACAAGTACGGCTCCGGGAATTACACTGCCAAGGTTTATGATGGAGACTACGGAATCACCGGGCACTCCACAAAAAAAAGAAAAGACTTCCAGCGCATGATGCGTGACATTGCTGATAAGAAGATTCAGCTTGTCTTGATCCAGAGATATGACCGTATTGCCAGAAATACTCGTGACTTCTGCAACCTATATCACGACATGGAAGTAAATGGCTGCAATCTTGTCTCTGTCAGTCAACAAATAGACACGACTACACCGTATGGAAAGAACTTCATGTATATGCAGGCATCTATGGCTGGACTGGAATGGGCTATGAACTCTGAAAGAAGAAAAGATGCAAATAGATATGCCGTGTCTAAAGGAAAATCTAATCTGCCAGACCATTCTACACCATTCGGATACAAAAACGCTATTGTTGATGGAATGCGCAGACTGGTAAAAGATGAAAGCAGATCTGAAGCTGTTATGGATATATTTTCATACTATGGGAAATATCGGAATTATTCTGCCACCGCAAGATATGTTAATCAAAAGCATGGTACAAACCTTGAAATACAGAAGGTAAAAAGGATTATAAAAAGCCCTTTTTACTATGGGAAATACAAGGACAATGCAGATTTTTGCGAATCATACATATCTAAATCTGAATGGGATTCATTGCAACAGAAAAAGCCAGTGATTCGCACTGAGGGAAATAAGCGGACGGAGATTCTTTTTTCCGGGATGATCCGCTGTCCGCACTGCAACAGGCTTATGCGGTCTTGTCAGAAAAGCCCTAAAAGCGGAAATGTTTACCGGTATTACCATTGCGAATATCACTCTGCCAGAATGTGCGATTTTCACAAGGTCAAGTCGGAAAACCTTATAGAAAAGATGCTGATTAACTGGATAGATTCTTTTTTGACAGATAACAAAATAGCTGTTTCTGAACAGAAAAAGAAAAGCCGACCTTTGTCCAACCAGACAGAGAAGTGCAAGGCAGAACTGGAAAGACTAAACACAATGTATTTAAAGGGCAGAATAAGCGAGAAATACTACGACACAGAGTATTTAAGGCTAAACGATTTAATAAGCCAGTATGAGGATTCTGCGAAGTCACAGAGCCATCCTGAGCATTTACGAGAGGTATTCTGTCAAGACTGGAAAGAAATGTATGGAGAATTGGACAAACTACACAAAAAATTATTCTGGAGAGATGTAATCAAACAAATAATAGTAGACGATGATATGAATGTTATCGACATCATCGCCTACTAAGATTTTGTACTACCTTAATTATCGTTCGCTCAAGCAAGCGTTATATAAGGTAGTATGCTGATATTAAATTACTTTTTTGTAAACTGCACGAGTTGCGGGTCCTACTTTTCCGTCTGGATCAAGACCTAATACAGTCTGTGATTTTTTAATTGCGGATTCGTCTGCCAAACTAACGCATCCATTGATACGGCTTGAGTCAGGATTTTCCGTACTGTCTAACAGCATACCAAATCGCCATAGATGCCACAATACCCAATTTGCACCCTCGCCAGTGCTGCCTAGCTTGATGGTGATGGTTGGTTCTTTATACGGACACTTGTCTACGGGGATGTCAGCGGTAGAGGTCTGGGACTCTGTGCAGTACCAATCAGACAGATCTACCCTGCCATTGATGCCGGGAACCTGTCCACAGGATGTGAACTGCCAGCCGGCAATAGGCACTCCTGCAGGGAGATATTTGCCAGGTTCTCCGGGTGCTGTCTCCAGAACACCGTATGTTTTTGTCCGGGGGTAACGGGCAAACCAGAACTCAATACCTGCAAGCTGTTTAATATAAGGCTTGATGTAAGATGTATAAAAGGATGTGCCGGTGTAGATTCCGAACCCCATTCCGGCAGCCTGTGCTGTGGACTGGTAAATCTTGATGATATCAACAATCCGGGAACCCAGCCCCATCATCACCTTATCCTCAAGGTCAAGCCACAACTTATCCACAATGCCCTTGCCCATACGAACAAATGCCGCTGCTGCAGTTTTGGCTTTCGCCGTGGTATTGGCATAACAATAAGTGTAACCGCCGATTACCTTGATTCCGGCACGGGTGCATCCGTAGTAATGCTCCTTGAAACGTTTGTCGGCAGATAAGGTCTTACCAATTACTTTCAAGATTGCCTCACCCACTCCTGCAGCTTTAACCGCCGGATAACTTGTGACCACATTCCAGCCGGAAAGGTCAATTACTCTTTTTTTCATTATTATATTTACCTCCTATTTATTTTTTTGATTATGAATTAAAAAAAGTTTAAACGGCTTTGGAAGAGTAACAAAGATATTAGATCATGTGACAATATCGACATCATCCAAGCAATTTACACTGGGGGATTTGTCTAAATACAAGTTTTTATTATTTGAATCTTCCACCACAGACCACTCTATATATTTAACAAGCAATCTGATACCAAAGGAAATATACTTAATGGGGAAATTTATTTCCAATATATTTTTTAATGCCCCATCAAGTTACGTGCAAATACGTTATCAATGTGTTCACACCACTAAAATCAATGTTTATATAGATATTGCCGAAGGATTTTCAACACTTGATTTTAGTGTATATGGTATAGAGTAAGTCACTTTGCTTGTGTCTATTGCATGAGGCTCCGCATAGTGCTTTGTCATTGTCTCAAGCTAAAAAATGATATTAACACCATAAATCTCAATAGGTATAGCATAATTGTTATTAGTTGTATTGTTAATATGTGTATTACCAAAAGTTATTGAATTGCTGGTTGTTTTTGTAATAATGCGTGTTATTGATGTATTACCTGGTGTATAAAAGAAACCGCCACCGTAATAATTGGTAACTGTTTTGTTTGCCTCAACCAATACGATAGTGGGGACAATGTTAATATCATTTCTAGTGTGAATTTTAATTACATAATGACTGTACTTGTTATCCTTAAATGTTACAGTTTGTGCGTTAAAAATTGATGTAGGATTGTTATTGCGCCATAATAATTGCGCTTTGTAACTACTGTTAAAAGGGATAAAGCTGTCATCAGCTCCAAGATAACCGTAGTTACCTTCTCCATCAGTAGCGAAGCGGAATTTTAAGTTGTCAGAAGCGGTTAAACTTTTGTTTATCTCACCAAATTCATTGCCAATTCTAGTCTCCAGATTGTTCATGTTTTCGGCAGAGAAAGAATCACCTTCCTGTGATACGGTTCCCTCCGCGCGGGCTACGGTTACCAATTCGCTGCTGCCGTCTGATTTGGTCAGTGTTCTCCGCGTGGGAAACTCTGTGATTCTGTCTTTCCATGTCTTTTTCTGAAATGCCATAATAATTTCCTCTCTTTCTTCCTACTATAATAAGAGTCCGGTTTCATCACCGGCATAAATCTCGTTTCCTGCGTAGTAGTTGAACTGTGAACTCACTACCTCATGCACATCTTCCAGTATCTTTTCCAGGTCATTGAACTTCTGAAAGGTGTTGTAAGGAGCATCTGGCACTTCCGGGGTGTCTGCGTGGACAAAATACCCTTCCCGGATTGCTGTTACATTGGCTTTGAGGTCTGCCATATAGGACGCAGTCGGTATCTCCGGTACTGCTCCCACATGGCTTTCCTTATCCAGTTCCAGTACATCAATCAGTATCTGGATATTATTCTCCATCCGCTCCAAATCGGTAGAATTTAAGCACCCTTTCAGCCCTGCCAGATACTCTGCTTTCTGCTCCTCAGTAAGACTGTACCACCCTGCAATCAATTCTTTTGCGTGGTTTACATCCTCTTGTGTCCGGTCTGTAACCGGCTCTATCCAGTCGTATGGATAACTGTATGTGCTAACCACTGACCGGGCTTTCTTCCTTGCCACTGGTTTCCTCTTTTTGTAAAATGGATTGATAGGCTTTAAATTCATTATTAAATAATTCCCCCTCCTCCGGCGTACAACTCCGCACCAGTGTAATAAAAATCAGTTACTACTACGGAGTAACCGAAGCACGATGCTGTTGAAAGAAACCCCCCAACAAGGTCTATGCTCTGGCTTTCTATAAGAGACATAGATTCCGTTCCCTTTGTGTTTCTAATAGAAACCCAATCACCGCATTGCTCTTTCTCTACTATATATTTCAGAGATATTTCTTTTCTTAATTTATAGTATTTCAAAAGTTTTTCTGCGGTTTCCTTAAGAGTATCAGCATTGTAAAGAGTCGTGTCTCCAAATTCTTTGACATTTGCGATTTCGTTTGCATTTACATAGTCCTCGTTTACAACCGTTGCAAAAGTGGATGATTCATATTTATTGCCCTGTATAGTGCATTGTCCGCTTTCAGTCATTGATATGATTACATAGTACGTTTTAGATTCCAGAATGGATCCAGAAGATGCCGTTATCGTATCCGGCTTGTAAGGATCAGAGAATTCAATCCTTGTTTTTCCTTGTGGAAGAACATCATTATATATATCATCCAATTCAACAGAAAGTGTATACTTATTACTTGTAATTGATATACCGGACACATACTCTCTCAATGATACGGATGTATTCCCGTCAAATTTCCTGCTTGTTGGAATGATGTATTTGATGTATTTGTCCGGTACATATACCTTGATAATTCCAGTCCGGCTATCATCTGCAATTGCTCCAACAACAAAACAGCACATTTGTAACGCCTCTCGGCAAGTCTGTATGCCTAATGTTCCGTTTACTTTGATGTTGTAAATATCATCGGATATTTCATACTCCGTAACTTTCGCACAAGCGAAAATTTTTTCTAATATTTTCCCTATTTTCTTGTCAGAGTACATTTCTCCTTGATCGAAAATGTAATTATCCATCAATCCGATTCTGTCAACAAGTTCAAAAGATGCTATGTTTTTACTGAACGATTTTTCATTGATGAAAAATACACCGCATGGCACTTTGTCACCATTGATATATTCTGTTAAGGTAACTTCTTGCGCTTTTTGTACTGCTTTCCATGCCCCATTATCGTTTTCAATGTCAAAGTCATTATTTACATCAATAATAGATATGTTTGCAGTGTTAATAGCAAGGGTTGATGATGTAACATCCACATTTTCTGTTACTTTGGCAGAGGTAATATCTGATCCCGTCCATTCAATCTCAACGCCGAACAAAATACCTTGCAGTTTTGCATAATGTCTCGGAAGTTTGGTTTCTATAAACTCAATCTGAATTTTTCCGTAATTTTCAATTTGTTTCCGGCAGACAAACCTTGTCTTATCTGGCAGATAGTATTCCGATATAATCTTTTCGTTTTTAATTGAATACCAAGTAACTTTTATTTTTGCCGGATAATCAAATCCAAAATCAAGCGTGATTCCTGCAGATGTGTGATTTTTTGTGAATGAAAACATAACCATTGGGTTCTGTTCAAACAAGCAATCATCACCGGACATATCTTCTGACATAAAAGCTATGTCGCTTGTGTCTGATCCGATTATTTTTTTATTGCCATCAAGGATAAATTGGTTTAGTTCAAAAGTACCGTAATCGGTTGTTTCTGTTCCATCTTTTAAAAGTGATACATTTGCTATGTTTTGATTGTCGTTGGTAGATGGAGTGCTATCTTCCAACGCAGTAACATCCTCAAATATCATGTGCGCTTTACAATATGTTTTCCTCATATCTACCAACTTTCAGCAGGTTTTATAGCGATAAATTTCACAGTAAAACCATTCCACCATGTTTTGTTTCCTTTGTCATATATCATTTTAATTGTTAATTTATTAGGATACATCATGAAGGTAAGTTTTCCCATAGGTGTCCATATTTCCACATTATGACCAGTACCATTGTCAATTCCTTTTGTAGATAACAACTTAAACAAATCAACAAAATCTTTGTTATCTGTATCCTCTGTACCGAAAGTAAGTGACTGATTATAATAGACTGCACCCAACTCATAGTTGAGATTAAAATCCTCTGTGCGCTCTGCATACTTGTAAATAAATTCAACGTCTAAGCCGACTTCTTTTACTGATACTTTGTATGCTCTTCCATCCACAATTATCATACAGTCACCACTTTCTCAAAACTTCTGCCTACACGGTTGTTTTCTTTATCAATTCGGAACTTAAACAATCTTACAATGGCATCCAAATCGCCGTCAGCAGAAATATATACATCACCGTTTCTACCACCTCCATGTTCGGACAAAGCTTCAAGCATGGCTTGTTTCATGGTGGACAGAGGGCTGACAACCTCAGTTTCTCGGTTGTTATCACCAAGTATAGCTGCAAACTCTCTTGATTGTCTGGGAACTACGGTTCCAGTAGCAAGTCTGGGCAAAGAAATTGGTTCTAAGTTAAAACCAAAGCTTTTACCACCAATTTCCGGTACCCAATCTGGAACACTGACATTGATTTTATTGAGTCCGCCAATTATCATATTGATAAAGCCTTCCAATAAATCAATAATCACATTCCATATTCCGCGAAATACTTCTTTGATTCCTTCCCAGGCTTTCTCCCAATTTCCTGTAAATACTCCAGTAAGGAAATCTATAACACCAGACAATGCATCTATGATATGTCCTGCAATGTTTACTACTGTTTTCAAAAATGGTTTAAGAATACCAATAAAAAATTGAATTATTGTTTGCACAGAAATCTTTGCAAGTTCTAATGCTTTCAGAACAAACATTATTATGTTGTTTATTTGCTCCGAATGCTCTTGTAACATTAGGATAAAATTATTTAAGGTTTCTATAATAATGTTAATAACCTCAATCACCATTTCTCCCAAAAATTGAGCCAGTGGAGCAATGATATTTGTCCATAAATATTCCAGGGATGGCTTTATTACTTCTAGAACAGCAACAACTGTGTCTATGGCTTTTGCCAATAAATCAAAAAATGCTGGCAATGCATCTTCAATGGTAAATTTTGCCAACGGTAAAAGTGCATTTTCTAGCAACCAAACGATTGCTTTCGAGATGCCATTTATAACAGGATTTAAAGATGTAAGAAAATTTTTAAAGCTGTTTTTCAGCGGTTCCAAATTTAGTTTGCTTAACCAACTACTGATAATCTGTTTGGAATTTTCAATGGCTTGTTTTAACGGGGATATATCAATGACAGAAAACATATCTCCAAGTGCAGATTTGACCCTTTCTGCCAATCCACTGATTTCTGCATCTATGTTTTCAGTTTCAAACATCTGGTTCGGAGAGACGCTTGCTCCACCGCCGCTAGATCCACCGCCACTAGAATCATCGCCCTGTTTGACTACATTTAATTCATCAAAAGAATATAGTTCGTTTTTGGTTTTCTTTGCAGCAGATGCTGTACCGTTTAAGCTTTTAGCATAGTTTTCCTGCGCCTTAACTGCCTTATTAAACGTTTTTGCCCCTGTAAGTGCTGCAAAAAATTGACCGATTGTGTTCATGGCCGAACTCAACAGGCTGATAAGCCTTGTCAGAATCGGTTCTACTACCGTGAGAATCGGTGCAAATGCCACAGCAAAGCTATTCTTTAACTGCGTGAGAGCCGATTTAAGGTTACTCAATGCCGTGTTGGCAGGATTTACTCCATCATTGAATCGAGCAAGGTTCTTGAACCCCTCAACCATTGCAGAGCGCAGTTTATTAAACAAAGCAATTAAACTACGGATTCCAAAAGTATATTTCAAGATGCTTTTCAGTCCAACAGAAAAATTTGACTTGCTCTTTTTGGCAGAATCACCCATCTTGCGGATTGATTTCGATGCTTTTTCAGAAGCAGTTTTTACCTGTTCTATTTTTTTTGCTTTTTCTTCTTCTCCGTTAGATTCCATTGCTCGAGACATTTCATCCTGCAAATCAAACATTTTTGTGTTTAATTTGTCCGCATCATATCTCATATTCTGAAAAGTTTTCGATGCTTTGTTTCCACCAGCAAACTCAAACTTATCAAATCTTTCCTGCAAATTTTCTTGTGCACGGGTAACCCTGTCTATATCTTTCTGTATTTCTTCACAGCTTCTTGCGACTGGCTGTGCATTCATTTCTGTATCAAGTACAACCTTATTTGCCACACGCACCGCCTATCCGAGCAGTTCCTTGAGAGCCTTTTCATCTTCCTCGCGCTCCTTCTTCTCCTGCTCTGTCAATTTATCCTTAAGCAGTACCACATCCTTGTTATCTCGGATGTAATCCTGCTCCCACTTTTCCAATTTCTTTCCGGTGGCTCTTTTCTGCCGGATGGATAGGATATGAGTAAAAGTACACTCGCCTATCTCCATGTACGCTGACAGAAATGTCCACCAGTGCATATATTTGTCCGCGCGGATTTCTCTACCAATCACACGGTTTACTGCAGGGATGATCAGTGTTGCATCCTGCTCCCAGTCCATTACTCGCGGACTTGGTCTGTTCGTCTTTTCGACACCCATGTCGATAAATTCCGCCACACCTTTGAATGCATCTTCCAAATCCTCATCAGGTATGCTGTCTGGATCCTCAAACATGATCTGCCGGATAATCTCACTTTGGATGTAGTTTGTTTCTGCCGGTGTATCACCGGTCATATCCTTGTCAGATAGGGCGGTCAGCACATCCAACACCGCCCTATAATCTGTCCTGATAGGATATTCATGTCCGTTTGCTGCCACGGATGTAGGCAATTCCCACAGATTCATTTCAAACCTCACTTGTGGTACTTACTGGTATACTTGCCGATTTTGGTCTGTACTTTTTTAAAACGCTTTCCGGTCTCCGATTCAATCAGGTTGCCGATAGCATTAAGCACGTTTTCCACAAAAAATTCACCGTTGAAAAGAACAGTAAACGGGGATGTGATAGAAAAGAAACTCTGCGACACGTTGGAATTAAACAGATAGTCAATCTGCTTATTCAGCTTTTCTTCCATTTCTTTCACGATATCAACGATATCCTTGCTCTCGTCCACATCATCTGCGATATGGCTTACTGCTTCAGCTACGTGTTCATAGCGCTTAACCAGTTCCACATCCGCTGGATTCATTTCAAATTTGCCGAGAACAGTGCCGTTTTTGTCCTCGATTGTGTACTCCTCAAGTCCTCTATCAACTACGATTTTTCCCATATTCTTTCATCATCTCTTTCTTATTCTGTGTCGCCCGCTGTGAATGTAGGCACTTTAGCAGCAATGGTTGCGGTTCCCTTGGTGCGGTTTCCGTCATACCAAAGATTGAAGTTGATACCAAGTCCGGAAGTATCACCGCCATAAGAAGTGATTTCCACCTTGCCATCCTCTTCCCATGCATCGTATTTGTTTCCTGCATCAGTCTTGTCAATCAGTACTTCAAGGATTTTCACCTTGCAGTCATCGCCAGACTTGCGGTTCATTGCGATATCCTTAAGGAAATCATAAATGGAATCTGTCGGGTCTGCATGATACGGTTCTACACTGACCTGAGGAGCGTATCCCGTGTCACTTACGGATACATCACCAGTGACATCTCTGGTCTGCTCAAAAGAGCCATTCATTTCTACACTCATGTCATCAATGCCTTTTCCCAGTAAGTAATATGCCTGGGAAAGAGTACCACTTGCCGGTTTCATATAAAGTGCATGTGCTTCTCGCTTTAATTTAGACATAAAAAATAACCTCCTACCTATCGAGTGGCTTCCATATTGCCACCCGGTCGACTTCTACAAGTCATATTCATTTTTGTAAGTTGCTGTAATGTTAATGATCCAGTTTTCTGCCTTGTCCTCGTTGATAGAATCAAGGTATGAAGGACTTACTCTCTGTATCTTCTTAAACTCCCTATCCCCCGTAAGAATCGGATACTCTTCCAACCGATACTCTGCATCATTTACTGTTATGGTCTGCCGTTCCAGCCATCTTCCAAGATTATCAAGCCACTCCTTGACCTTTGCCTTGCGACTCTCTGACAGCCCACTTGCACGGTAAACAACGATGAATGGGTAATCACAGGTCTGCTCCACATGGCCAGTCACATCCGTCTTTTCCTGCCGAATCGCACTTCCTGTTGACGGGAACACCGCTTTCCCCTTGGAATCCCCCAGTGTAGCGTATTCGATGGAATCCCCCGGAGACAGTCCAGGATACTGGTTGATAAGGTCCATTAGAGCAGTAGTGACAACCTCTTGCCCGTCAAGATCATATCTTACTTCTTCTCTTTTATCTGCCATGATCCACCTACTTTCCCGTGATCTCAAAATGCGGTATAACCCCCAGTTTTGACACAGAAGTTACAGCATACACACCGTCATAGGTGCTGTTCATATAATCGTAAAATCCGTTCTCATAGTCATCATCCGCAATGGGATCTTCCGTCCATTCCCCCACATAAAAGAAATCGAATTTCTCTCCCGGTGTGAATGTGATTGTCTGTGGCAAAAGATCATTTGTCTGTCTGTCCCATGACTTTGGAGTAAGATAGCTTTTCCCGGCAATCATATCTCCTGCATCGTACCGAACATTCAGAACCGCATTATCCTTAGACTCTTCCCCATACTTCTGTACGATGGCCGAGCGGTCTGCCATGACATTTACATCATGCAAAACAGTAGGGTACCACATATCCCCCAAACGGCTCTCATATCGGTTGAAAATCGTTACTGTATCGGAATACATAGCACCCTACCTCTTTACTCTTCTTTATTAAATCTTTTCCACAATTCCGAGAATTTCTCCCAACCGTACATAGCCACAAATGCCACGATGAATCCGGCCATGATAGCCGCAAAAATCATGTACCATAAGATAGCCTGCTGGATGTACTGCATGTATGCTATAAATACAACCACAGTCAGTCCGATGGACAATAAAAACACGAGAATGTCGGTCGGAATCTTGGAAAGAAAACTTACACCCTTGAATACCTGGGTAATTAAGGACACAAGGAATGCCAGTATTCCGATAATGGTCAATAACTGTGCAATGCTTGTAATTGCAATTTCCATGTTACACCTCCGTAAAATAGTATGGATATGCTCCACCAAACAGAAGATTTACTCCGTTTTTGTCTTTTGTACCTCTCAGGTATTCGTTGATGGTATCCGCATATAATCTTGCTTGTGCAGATTTGTCTGAAAGAACCTTGTTTATCAAACCGCCTCCGGTATCATAAGAGATACTCTCATTCCCGGCGGTTCTGGATTTTATGGTTTTATTGCCCTCTGCTTCTGTTTCTGCCTTGTCAATCTTTGC